GGGACTAATGAAAATTAGACATCGTTATGATCCATGGCACTGTCTGGAGGTAGAAGATTTTTTACCTCCCGATAGGTTTGAAGAGATCAAAAAACTTGCCATGATTGAGTACGCTGAGTTTGAAAAGACTGGCGTCAATTCTGTGTATACTGATCACAAAACAAAAGAGTATACATCGAGAAGTAAGTACACAAGATTCTTGACTAAGGATATCGTACCTGAAACTAATCAGTTCTTCGAGATGTTACCAGAGCATAGAGGTTACACAGGAGAACTTAAAAAGTTAGTTCACTGGGCAATCACTCCCGAAAATTTTAATTACCCTACACACATTGACAATGCGTCAAGGATAAACACTTGTACGTATTACATTTGGCCTGAGTATGAGACTGGAACTATTCTATGTAAGAATCCCAGTAAAAATGATGATGGTGATCATGTAAAAGCTGATGAAGATAGTGACTATGAGGTAGAGGTAGAATGGAAACCCAACAAACTTTTTGTTCATAATAGTGTCCCAAACAAAACCTGGCATCGATATGCTAGTAAGAAATCTAGAATAGTTCTGTCGGTTTTTCTGGTCCAACCCGATCTAATCAGGTCAAATAGAAATCAACACCAGTATCTTCTGGATCTATGAACGAAGACACTGATCCATTGGAAGATTGGTGGGAAGACGAATGGCACGTCACCATCAAGATGCCTATAGAGGAAATCCGTCTCCTTTATGGGCATGTCTGCTATGGATTACAGATGTGGCCTGGTTCTCCTGCTCGCCCTGTTGAGGAGCAGGAGTATCTCCAGAGTCTTAAGTCAAGACTAGCAGCGATGATCATGCAGCACAGTTTTGACACGCTTGACACCGAATAAATAGCGCGTTATAATGAACCCGGTGAACAACAATCCTCCGAATCCACCAAATCTAAATGTCCTTTTCTGATCTTAAGAAACAGTCCCGCCTGGGCAGTCTGACTTCCAAACTCACCAAAGAGATTGAGAAGATGAACAAGACTGGCGGCAGTGGCGGTGCTGATGAGCGTCTGTGGAAACTAGACGTTGACAAAGCAGGTAACGGTTACGCTGTCATCCGTTTTCTTCCTGCTCCCGATGGGGAAGAACTGCCCTGGGCGAAGGTCTATTCTCATGCCTTCCAAGGTCCTGGCGGTTGGTATATCGAAAACTCTTTGACCACCAACGGTGGCAAGGATCCTGTGTCGGAATACAATCGTATTCTGTGGAACAGCGGCGCAGATGAAGACAAGGAACAAGCACGTAAGCAGAAGCGTAAACTGACTTACATCGCTAATATCTACGTTGTCAAGGATCCCAACAACCCTGCCAACGAAGGTCAAGTGTTCCTGTACAAGTTTGGCAAGAAGATCTTTGATAAGATCACTGCTGCCATGCAACCCGAGTTCGAAGACGAAGAAGCAATCGATCCGTTTGACTTCTGGCAAGGTGCCAACTTCAAACTGAAGGCAAAGAATGTTGCTGGGTATCGCAACTACGATTCATCCGAGTTCGCAGCACAAGGTGCTCTGCTGGATGATGACGATGCCATGGAAGCGATTTGGAAGAAGCAGCACTCGCTTGAAGAGTTTGTGAAACCCGATCAATTCAAGACCTACGAGGAACTGGAAAAGCGTATGAACGCTGTGCTGAATCCCAGTGCTACCAGTCGTCGTGTTGATCCTGACACCTTTGATGAGCAGGAAGAGGTCGTGATGAAGTCACGTCAGCAACAGCGTGAAGAAGAGCGTATCGTTCCTTCCAAACCGGATTTTAATTCACCCGACATCAAAGCATCATCTGACGATGATGACGATGCTCTGTCGTATTTCCAACGTCTTGCGGAGGAGTGATGGACGGAGCAGTACATGCTTGGAATACCATGTCCTACGGAGAAGGGTTTCTCTTCTCCCTATGGGTCATCGGTATGTATTATGTCAAACTAAAGATGGATAAATTCATTCGATGATTTCAAAATCGACTTTTAGTTCCACGAAACGCCGATAAAAAATTCCGGTAAAAAATCGCCCACAGGTTTTTTTAACCCATGCGACCAGAAACACGTAAATCGATGGAAATGCTGTTTACAGCAAAATGGAACTTGCCGAAAGCGGCAAGAAACTGCGGTTTAACGGATAAAGAGATGAAAATCACATTTAACGAATACTGTCAGTTTCATCCCCCTACTTGGAAAATTGAATAATCAGCGAGGCGACAAGATTCTTAAATTGTCGCCTTTTTTAGTGCGATTATCAATATATTGCGAACTATCGGTATAAGTCATAATCTCACGCATGTCTGCGAAGATGACATCTAGATATTCTGGTCTCAAAGCGAAAATGACTCGTTTATCGTCATTTCTGTCAAATTCGAATTGGTAGTTTGACACACTTTTCACCAAACTGCCGCCAGCGAGCACATATGAGATACCACCATAAGAATACTTAAACTGGAAGTTTTCGTCAACATGCATACCGCCATTTAGGAGCAATCTACCATCACCTGCCTTTTGTTCTAAGGTCTCATAGTGGTGGATTTCTTCTAGTTGCTCTTTAGAGTACTTATTATCAAGATAACGCTGTAGATCATATCCACTCATAGGCCATTCATCACGAACATTGATAATATTATTCGCAAGAAGGACCACCCAGTCTAATTCTGGATCGTCATAAAGGATTTTAGCGACATTATCGGGTCTGTCATCACCATTGATACTGAATTTATCAAATACAATGGCGTTTTCGAAGAAGTCGTCTCTAATTTTGGCACGCTTAAACAAGTTCTTCGTTCTGGTAAAATCAGACGAAGAGTTCCTGTTGTCAATGAACGATGGTAGAAGAATATCTGGGAATAGGTCGAAGTATGCCATTAGAAACCTACGTCTTCTGTGTTGATTTTGTTAATTTCTCCTAATTCACCACCTGCTCTATCGAACAAGTCTTTCTGACTCGCACTATCGAAGTTTCTATAATCTTGTTCGAAGATTGGTGTTAGTTCTGTAAAGTTCAACGTCATGTTCATGATAGTGGGTTGAGAACCCGCATCTTTATCTTCATATGACTGATATAGACCACCAGGAGCATAATCTACTTCTGTTGCTGTAAGAGCACAGATCTTATATCTAGGCAAAGCACGAATCGGATCGTTATTTCCTGTCAGATATCGCAATCTAAAGACGTTTGGAGATCCTAAAAACAGTGTTTGTTCTCGGATTCTCCTTGCCGCCATTCCTTGCTTAAAGAAACGCATGATCTTTCTACAAATCGATGCTTCTTTATCGGAGTTTGGAGCGAACCTGAATTGGAAAGCAAAGTTTCTAAGTTTTGGACCACTAAACAACAACTCTAGGTTTGGGTTGATAGTGTTACCGGTTCCGCGAGCGATAAACTGTGCTGGATCTACGTTAATACCGACTTTTCCTAGACCATATTGTGCTAGGAACGCAGATAATAATTGCCCTGATTGTGTATCCGGTGCAAAACTTCCACCCTTTACTTTATTGATGAAATCTCCAAACCCACCAAATGTATTAGTTAATATATTACCAATATTTCCAGACAATCCAGCATTTGCGGCATTAAATGCCGTGTAGAAAGCACCTGCTTCGACAGGATTTACTCTAGAGTCACCCCAATCAACAGAATTACTCATCGAGAGATTATTTGGAATTGGAAGTCTAACAAGTCCAATATAATCATTCAAATTAGAACCCCTGTTAAGACCTTTTGTAAGAGCGTCTAGAAAACCTGTAACGGCTCCTTTATCTTCGAGGAATTGAGGTGCTCTATATGTAAACTGCTCAATAGCAAGGTAATCTTGTCCAGATCCATATAAAGCATCTGATGGATACTTTAAGGAGATTATTTTATTGTCCCCTGTGATAGACTGGATAAACTCTGCTACATCGTCTTCTGATGCTGCGATCTGCACTGGTGGCACCGGTGTCGCCGTGCTCAACCCTGTTGTTGAAGGTGGCGGTAGGTATGGATTAGCAGTATCTAGAGCATTTACCCAAAGATCTGTTGTTCCAGCTCTACCCGCAGCAGCTAGGACATCTTTTTCATCTCTGGAGGATAACCTATCAAATCTATCTTTGTATAGTCTGATTTGCTGTTTATATATCGTCTGAAACTCTGGTGATGCTATCAGTGCTTTGTACTCCGCACTTGAGGGTGTATAAGCTTGAAACGGAGTTTGGAACCAATTTTGCTCGTCAAAATTGAGTGGTTGTAGGAAGTCGTTATTGGCAATATCTAAACTGATAGTTGCTTTCCACCCTTTACCATTAGCATCCGTAAACGTGATGGATGTGATAGAATTCTTGAATGGTCCAAACAGTGACTTTGGTGCTGCCATCAGTAAACACTCCTTCCTGTGATGGGGACTTCTACGCCACCTAAACTACGTACAAATTCTTCCGCAGGCAGCAATGATGCTTTGCCCCATTCTTCTGCTGCCACTTCTAGGAACAAACTTCTAACATTAGATTTCAAGTATTTATGGAACCCTGCCGACCCGAAAAGGAATCCCATATAGTCAGATCCACCATTTTCGAGATCCTCCCGGAGATAGTCTACGATTCCTACACGTTCATTTGGTTTATAATAATGGATGTTGGTACCGAAGAAGATCTCATTTTCCTCAGCGACGATAAGGACTAACGGACACTTGTCGTAAAATGGTAATTCGTTAGCAGTTTTGGCGTCATACCTAAACATCACAAGACTGCCGATCGTTAGATCAGTAACAACCTTAGATGCTGGTAATTGGGACTTAAATTCCAAGTTCTTTCTCAGTAAAAATCTGAAACTCCCATAATCTATCGTCGCAGAAATTCTTTGCTGCTTCCCACTTTGCCTGGTTTTTGGCGTATTCGTAGACCTCGGCAACGTATTGCTTAGTCCGTTGTTTCTGTTTTCTCGGTTCTTTTACTTGCTTCGCCGGTTTAATCTCAATTAGACTTTCCTTCACCTGCCCGTTTGACTTGACATATTTGATGTAGAAGTCAGGAAAGTATCGGTGATACTTATTATCTATGGGAGACTTGTATGGAATTACAATCTCTTCAGATGACCATTTGAGCACTCTTTGATTAGTATCACAATATCGCATAAACTTCAACTCCCACAGCGAGCGATAAATGATGTTTGTGGGATCACCTTTGTACTTTTTGGGGTGAGACGGTCTAAACTTCCCCTTATACGACATACATAGTATATTAAATCATCCTCTATTTAGATGGCATCTACGGATAAATTTAAACAGGAAAGATTTTATCTGAAGACCGAGGAGTTGTTGTCGTCAGGCGGATTCACAAATACGGTTCCAGCATTTAATAACTTATACGATGTTTATATTGATATAAACGGTAAAACTCCCGGATTGTCTGATTTCATTAAAAAGCATGGATTGATTCCCACGGAGACTGGAGAGTCCGGTGCTGGTAATTACCTAGCATTGTTTTGCTCTGAAGCAGTTCTACCAGGATCTCAACTCGCAACACAATCTATTGATGGTTTGAGACAAGGTGTAACACAACACTTTGCCACATATAGACGATATCCAGATATTAATCTAACCTTTTACTCACAAAAAGACTATTATACTAACGAAGTCTTTAATGCTTGGATGGAATTTATTTCCCCAACATTCAATAATAATTTTAATACAGCAAATACTTTCATTCATGAGAATCCATCCTATAAACGGTTGAGATACCCCAACACTTACAAGTGTGATATTGACATCACAGCGTTCAGCAATGACCTCTTAAGTCCCGATAAGAGACTTGGAATCACCACTACCACAGAAAATAGAGAACCAAACTTTATTGAGTATAAACTAAAGAACGCATTCCCTACAAATATTGTTGCTGCTCCACTACAGTATGGACCTGCTAACTTGATTAAGACTACGATCACCTTTAAGTATGACTACTTCTTCATTGATCGTGGTTCTCGTCGATTTGATCATGAGGATAAACTAAATCGTAAGATCCACAACCTCGAAGTAATACCTTTCCAGGGGTAATAAATATAGTCACTGAACTGAATATCAATGCCATTACCGAAGGTCTCAACGCCTACGTTTGAACTAAATCTAATTTCTACAGGAAAAGCAGTTAAGTATCGTCCATTCCTTGTAAAAGAGGAGAAGGCACTGCTAATTGCTCTTGAGAGTGGTGATGAAAAAACCATTCAGAATACTCTAAAGGATGTTCTGAAGGCATGTATCACATCTCGTGGTGTAAAGGTTGACGAACTTCCTAGTTTTGACCTTGAGTACCTATTCCTCAACATTCGTGCCAAATCTGTTGGTGAGACTGTTGAACTTCTAGTTACTTGTACTGATGATGGGGAAACTCAGGTTCCACTAAAAATCCATACATCTGAAATTGTATTGGATGTTCCTGACGAACATAATGAGTCTATTGATCTTGGTGAAGGTCTAAAAATGACTTTGAAGTATCCTTCACTAAAACAGTTTGTAGAAAACAACTTCCTTGTTTCTGAATCTGTTGATAATGATGCTATCGCTAAAGCATTTGCTGCTGTAGTCGATTGTGTTGACACCATTTACAATGAAGAAGAGGCATGGTCCGCTTCTGATTGTACTAAAAAGGAACTTACATCATTTGTAGAAGGTATGACATCAACTCAGTTCGCTGAGATTGAAAGATTTTTCTCCACAATGCCAAGATTGACATATCGTGGGTCTGTCGTCAATCCTAATACTAAGGTCGAAAGTGAAATTTTGATTGAGGGTCTATCAAATTTTTTCGCATAATGATGTATCACACGACGATCTCTGCCTTTATGGAAGAGAATTTTTCGTTGATACAATACCACAACTGGAGTCTTTCAGACATTGAGTCATTGATTCCGTGGGAACGTGAGACCTACATTAGTATGCTTAAGAACTATCTCGACAAACAGAGATTAGAGTACCAGCAAGCAAGTAATGCTAACTGACGATCAAAAACTTATAAAAGACGCCCTTAAAGTTCAGGGTCAAACTCCCATGATTGGGGGCAAAAGAACTCCTAGAAGTGGTAGACCGGTTCAGGTTGCTCCACTTGTTAGGAGAATGTCTGCTGCTTATGATAGACTAGAAGCAGCAAGGAATGAAGAAGCGGATAAGTGTCGCCAAAAACAGCG